AAGAAGATGATTAGACCAGACTTCTACGGCTTGGTCGTCATCCGTGGCATGTTCGGAGAATCCGGCGCTTAATAACTAAACGTTATTAACGATAAGATGCCCCTCGACAGAAATGTCGGGGGGTTTCTTATTTTAAGAAACTATTTATTGTGTTGGATTATTTCCAAAGGAGGGTTTTTACATGGGTTCTAAATTTAGCGTTGCAAGAATGAGAAAAGAACTTGCAGCACAAACAATGACAAGGGTTACTACAAGTGGTGATGCTTCAATCGGTTCTGGTTTCGTTTTAAGCGATATTGGAACACTCGCAGCTTCTGGTTCTTCAGTTTCAAGTTCAGCCGCAATCGTCAATCACGTAACTATGGTATCAGCCGCTGATGGTACAAAAGGTGTCCAATTACCAGCAGCAACTAATGGTGAAGTTTATATAGTTGGTAACATTGTATCAAATCAAAGCTTAAAACTTTATCCAAGCACAGGTTCGCAATTTAATGGATTTGCTCCAAATGCAGCATTAGTATTAACTGGCTCACAAGGCGCAGTTTGCGTTTACGCATCATCAAGTGCCGCTAATGCATGGATAGTAGCTTGGGGCGGAAATGCCTAATCTAAACTAAAAGTTTAGTTTCTGAAGAACCCCTTTCAAATGAAAGGGGTTTCTTTTATTATTAACTATTTATTGTATGGCTGTTCCTACCTTAACTCCTGCAAGCACTTTAAGTGCTGTTGTACTTCCATCTGCTGGTAATCTCAGCGATGTTGCTGTTGCGTTACCATTTGGTATATATTCCGATTCGCCAGCATTTATATCTGGTGCAGCAGACGAAGTTGCATATGTTTATAAAAAACTTGGTGGTGATGTATTAGATATTGAATTAACAACAGGTAATGTATATGCAGCATACGAAGAAGCTGTATTAGAATATTCTTATCTTGTCAATTTGCATCAAGCAGTAAATGCACTACCATCAATGCTTGGTAAATCAACAGGCTCTTTCGATCAAGATGGTGAGATAACAAATACATTATCTTCATCAAACGTAGCTTTAAAGTATCCTAAATATTCAATTGATTTTATTAGAAATATGGGCAAGGCATATGCAGTAGAGGGTGGCTTGTCATCAAACGATCCAATCTACTCAGCATCATTAAGTACCATTATTGATGTTCAAGATTATGATTTACAAAACATAATTGAATCTGCATCTGTTAGTGGTATTGACGTTAATGGTAATAATGTTCCATATGCAGGAAAAGTAGGATCTAAAAAAGTTATTATAAGAAGAGTGTTCTACAAGACTCCACAATCAATGTGGAGATTCTTTGGCTATTATGGTGGTTTAAATACAATTGGTAATCTCTCTTCTTATGGTCAATATGCCGATGATTCAACGTTTGAAGTTATTCCAACATGGCAAAACAAACTTCAAGCAATGGCATACGAAACTGCAATATATACCAGAAACTCACACTATTCATTTGAAATCAAAAACAATATGTTAAGATTGTTTCCAGTACCAAATATTGCAACTCCACAAAAGTTCTGGGTTGAGTTTACAATTCCTTCTGATCCTTGGACAGAAAGTGAAGAAGGAGTTGATACAGGTGTAAATGGTGTCAACAACATGAACACTCTTCCATTTGCAAATATACCATATGAAAACATAAACTCAATTGGTAAGCAATGGATTAGAAGATATGCACTTGCTATTTGCAAAGAAATATTAGGTCATATTCGTTCTAAATTCAGTACCATACCAATTCCCGGTGAATCCGTTACATTAAATGGTCCTGCTTTATTAGCAGAAGCAGCAACAGAAAAGAAAGAATTGCGTGATGAATTAAAGACCATACTTGCAGAAATGACTTATCCAAAGATTGTTGAACAACAAGGTGCAATGTCCGACAATCTACAAAAGGTTGGACAAAAAATACCAGCACTAATATTTGTGGGGTAATAAATGAGCGATACAATAATTCCAATTGCTCCATCAACTATCGAAACAATTGATCTTGCTTTTTATAATTGGTTAAATTATGAAATGGATATCTTTTCAACTTTTGAAGATGGTTGGAAAAAAGTTCCAGTTATTTGGGTTTCTGCTGAAAGAGCACATCAAATAAAAGCAAACAAAGATATTAGAGATTCATCTGGTATGTTAAAGTTTCCTTTGATTTCTATTGAAAGAAAAACAATAAATAAAGATCCAAACAAAACAGGTTCTGTCCCTGCGAATATACGTCCTGTTAATGATTATAAGGGTGGCACATTAACAATAGCAAGAAAGATAAATCAAGAAAAAACTTCTAATTTTGCTAATGCCGATCAAACAAAAAGAACCACACTTGAACAAACAGAACAAAGACAAACATACAGAAGAGACAATAGAGTGCTTCCATTGAATTTTAAAAATTCAAGTCAAAGAAAGCCAACTCAAAAAGTTGTTTATCAAACAATGTCGATTCCAGTTCCTGTTCATGTTGCTGTTTCATATCAAATAAATATAAGAACAGATTATCAGCAACAACTTAACGAAATTACAACACCTTTCTTTACAAAAAACGGAAACACAAGATATATAAAATTAATTCAAGATCAGCACAATTATGATGCTTTTATTAAAGGCGATTTCACATTTGACAATAATGCTTCAAATCTTAATGAAGAAAGAAAGAATTATTCTGCTTCTATTAATGTAGAAGTAATTGGTTACTTGATTGGAGAAGATAAAAACCAAGAAACACCAAAAGTTGTTTTAAGAGAAAATGCAGTTGAAGTCAAATTTCCTAGAGAAAAAGTTATTGTTGGAGATGTGCCAGATTACTTGAATACATCTAAAAACAAAACATCTTATAGAGAATAGTGATTTTTGAATATTTTATTACTATTTACTATTGATAATTCAAAGCAGGAGTAATTATAATTATGGCAGTAACTTCTTATAGATTCGTTTCACCCGGCGTCCAAGTACAAGAGATTGATGAATCACAATTACCTGCTACATCAAATCTAGTAGGACCAACAATAATTGGTAGATTTCCAAAAGGACCAGCAAATCGTCCTGTTTATATCACTTCTAAATCCCAATTAGTAGAAACATTTGGTAATCCAGTTCCCGGTAAATCTGGTGTTGATGTTTGGCGTGATGGTAACACAATTGGTACAATGTATGCTGGCTATGCTGCACAAGCTTGGTTAACAAATACTTCTGCTGTTAACATTGTAAGATTGCTTGGTACACAAAGCCCAAATGCAACAACTGACGGAAAGGCTGGTTGGCAAGTTCCAAACTTTGGAACATCTGATTCTGCTGGCGGTGCTTATGGCTTGTTTGTTATACCATCTGCTTCTGCTGGTACTGCTAATGTTACTGGTACACTTGCCGCTATCTGGTATATGAAAGAAGGTTCGGTTGTTCTTTCTGGTACATTAGCCGGAACTGCTGCAACTTATACCTCCGGTACAAACACTCTTGTACAATCAAATGCAGGATATGGAGAGTTCCATGCAGTAATAACAACACCCGGCGGAACATATGCTTCAAACTTTAATTTGAATTCTGACTCTGACAAGTTTATCAGAAGAGTATTTAATACGAATCCTATTTTGACAAATTCCGATGTTACTTCACCATCAAACCTTGAATACTATTGGTTAGGTGAAAGCTTCGAAAGATCAGTAGATGAAATAATCGGATTATCTGCAAATCCATTTTATGGTTTTATTGCTCCATTATCTACTACTGGTTCCGCTGTAACATACAATAACTTCAGAGCACCAGCCAGACCAGCAGAAACTGGTTGGATTATTGGTCAAGATTTAACAACCAATACAGGTTCTTTCGTTGCTGCAAATCAACAAAAGCTCTTTAAGTTTGTAACATTAGATTCTGGCGAGTGGGCACAAAGAGAATTGAAGATTTCAATCTCTGATATTAAAGCACCACCAAACGATTTTGAAGATTATGGCTCTTTCTCTGTCATGATTAGAAAAATCAGCGACTCCGACAATAACGTTAGAGTTATTGAACAATATAACAATGTAAACTTAAACCCTGTTTCTCCGAATTATATTGCCAAGAAAATTGGTGATAAATTTGTTGAGTGGGATGACACCGAAAGAAGATTGAAAGAATATGGCTCATACGATAACGTTTCATCTGTTATCCGTGTTGAAATGGACCCAGACGTTGACAATGGTAACGTTGACCCAACTTATCTACCATTTGGTTTCTTTGGACCTCCAAGACCAAAAACATTTACTTTCTTCTCTGGTTCTGCACTTCCATCCTCCGTTGTTTCCGGTTCAGCAGTACGCTCAAAAAATCCATCTGGCGTGCTGTTAAATCAAGGAACACTCAACTTAACAGCATCTGTTATTTTCCCAACAATGCCTTTAAGATTATCTGCATCTGCCGGTGCAATTTCTCCAGTAACCAATGCTTTCTTCGGCGTAACAACAGGAGAAAAAACTGCATATACTACATTTGATCCAAGCTTCCTTGACTTAACAAGAGCATTTTCTACCGACTTTGGTACAGATGCATATGATTTGGCATCTGGTGGAGAAACATACAGAGAAAATTCATTTGTATTCACTCTCGATGATCTTTCTGGCTCAACCGCAACAGGTGTTGGATATGTCTACAATGCAGGCTCAAGAGCAGCAGGAACTTCCAAAACTGCTGTTGCTTCTTTAACAACTGGTTCACAAGCTGGTTATCGTGCAATACTGACTGCTGGTTACGATAGATTCACAATGCCACTTTATAACGGATTTGACGGATTCGATATCAAAGAAGCAGATCCATTGAGAAACAACCTGTTAACCTCTGGTACACCAACGGATACAACAAGCTACGTTTACTACACATACAACAAAGCAATTGATACAATCTCAGATCCAGAAGCACTTGTAACAGATATAGTTGCAATTCCCGGCTTAACCTATGAATCTCTTACAACTAAGTTGGTACAAACTTGTGAAGCAAGAGCAGATGCTTTGGCAATTATCGATTTGCCCGGTGTCTATGTGCCAGAACATGAAAGATACTATGCTAATAGAACAAGCAGATATCAAGGAACAGCCACTACAGCAGCAAGCGAACTAAACGCAAGAGCATTAAACTCAAGCTACGGCGCTACATACTATCCTTGGGTACAAATCCGTGATACCATCAATGACCAACTCGTATTCGTACCACCATCTGTTGTAGCTCTTGGTGCAATGTCTTACGGACAAAGAACACAAGAACTTTGGTTTGCACCAGCAGGATTTACTCGCGGTGGCTTAACAGAAGGTCGTGGTGGTATTCCAGTAGTTGGCGTAACACAACGTCTTACATCTACAGACAGAGATACACTCTACGAAGCAAACATCAATCCTATCGCTCAATTCCCAGCAGAAGGTATTGTAATCTTTGGACAAAAGACCTTACAAGTAACACCATCTGCACTTGATAGAATCAATGTTCGTAGACTTCTAATTTACTTGAAGAGAGAAGTCTCTAGAATAGCAGCAACATTGTTATTCGATCAAAACGTCGATGTAACTTGGAGCAAGTTCTTGGGTCAAGTCAATCCTTTCTTGTCATCCGTCAAGTCCAGACTTGGCTTGTCAGAATACAGAGTAATACTTGACAACACAACAACAACACCAGATTTGGTTGATAGAAATATTCTATACGCCAAAGTATATCTAAAGCCAGCAAGAGCAATTGAATTCATTGCAATTGATTTCACAATTACAAGTTCTGGTGCATCATTTGCTGATTAATAACTATATACTATAAAAGGAAAATAATAAAATGGCATTTTGGAACGAAGCATCTGTTGAACCAAAAAGAAAGTTTAAATTCTTATTAAGATTCGGCGCAGCATCTGACGCATTACCTTCTTTCATTGTTAAGAAAGTTAACAAACCAGAATTAACAATATCTGAAGCTACACATAAGTTTTTAGGACACTCTTATTATTTTCCTGCCACACAAACTTGGAACGAAATTACTTGTACGGTAGTTGATCCTGCTGGTTCTGGTGGTACTGGCGATGAAGAAACTGCAACTTTGCAAGCACCTTCTGTTGACGTAGCAGAAGGTATGTATCGTGTTCTTCTTGCTTCTGGCTATCAATCACCAGTTAACCAAGCCTCTGCAATCGCTGCTGGTGGTGCTGCAACATTAAGAACATTTGCAAAATCAACAGCTACTGCACAATTTGATAGAGTTGAAATTATACAAATTGATGCAAACGGAAATGCAATTGAAACTTGGACTCTTAATAACGCTTGGATTAAACAAATGACATTTGGTGAACTTGATTATTCATCAGACGACATTAACGAAATAACATTAAAATTCCGTTATGATTGGGCAGACGTTAAGATAAATCGTGGTGGTTCTACAACAGCAGCATTTGATAGCGAATTGCAATCATAATTGGTGATTGATGTTTTGGAATAAAGGCAGAGATACTACTCTTGAGCCATATAATAAATTTAAATTTATTGCAACGTTTTCTGGATTTGTAAAAACAACAACTAATCCTTTAAGCGTTTTGGGTAGTGAACTCCCACCAGACTTGAACTTAAGAGTTCATGTTAAAAAAATTGATGCTCCAAAAATAAACTTTGAATTTGAAAGAGCTTATGCAAATGAATATGTTGATTACTTTCAAAAAGGCTCTATTCATTGGGAATCGATGAATATAACTTTTATTGATTCTGTTATAAAAAACAATCAACGTTCATTTACATTAAGAGAAATATTAAATGATTATATTTCTTCTCTTAATGGATTTAATAATAGCAACCAAAGTTTTCAAGATAACAGAACAAATTTAGTTGACTTACCATCTTTTTGTGAAACTATACAAATTGCTAGTTTTTCTACATTTGCAAATAGTAGTTATCCAAGTGCTGCTGACTTAAAACAATATAATTCCGGTCAAAGTCTTGATACACAATTAGGCAAAAGTTTAGATAAATATAATAACATATTTACTATAACAAGACCAAGAATAACAAAAATTGATTTTGGTAGCTTGGATTATAGTTCAGATGATATAAATGAAATAACCATCTCTGTTGTTCCAGAGTGGTGTTCAAATCAAAATAGTGATTCTCTAACTTTACGATAACGAGGAATAAATGAGAAATAATATGGATAGGTTCCAAACTGGACCTCAAAATGCAGAGCATAGCGATCCTGCTGCTGCATTAATGCAACAATTGTCATTTGTTGTACCAACAGAGCATGTTGAATTACCATCAAAAGGTATCTTCTATCCAGAGGGACACCCACTCCACAATAAAGATACAATTGAAATTCGCTACATGACAGCAAAAGATGAAGATACTTTAACTTCAAAAAATCTTATAAAGAAAGGAATAGCAATTGAAAGATTGCTGCAAGATTTGATTGTTGATAAGCGAATTGTGTTGGCAAGCATTTTAATTGGTGACAAAAATGCAATTCTTTTATCTGCAAGAAAAACTGCATATGGCGTTGATTATGATACAAAATTAAATTGTCCTTCTTGTGGAAAAATACAAAACTATACATTTGATTTAAATTCTTGTGGAATCTACGAAGGAATATCAAATGAGCAATTGGAAGAAAATGGAATTTCTGTAACAGAGAATAAAACATTTGTTTTTAAACTTCCAATATTAAATGCTTCTTGTGAAATTCGTATGTTGAACGGCAAAGATGAACAAATAATTATGAACAGAATAAAAGAAGCAGAAAACCAAAAAAATGCTTTGGATACTTCATTGTCTGATCAATTAAAGTTGATGATTGTTTCCATAAATGGTGTTAACGATCCTGCTACTTTAACCAAAGCAATTCCACTATTGCCAGCTAAAGATTCAAAACACATAAGAGAAATGTATAAGCTTATATCTCCAAACCTTGATTTGTCACATGACTTTTCTTGTTCTGCTTGTTCGTTTGAAACAAGATTGGAGGTTCCGTTCAACGCGGACTTTTTTTGGCCTAAACGATAAATATCAAGAACAGCTATATGAAACTTTCTTTCTTATGAAGTATCATGGTGGTTGGTCTTTTGTTGAATTCTACAATCTTCCTGTTGGCTTAAGAAATTGGTTTGTTAATAGATTGGCAAGTCAAAAAGAAAAAGAAGCAGAAGAAATGGAAAAAGCAAGCAAAAAGAAATAATGTATAAAATCGAAGAACTTCAAATTCTTCGATTTTGTATTTTGTATCTATTTATTGCATATGAGTTTTGTTTGTATATTATCGGCTTCGTGCCGTTTAAATGGGAGATAATTTAAATGGCAGAAAAAACAATAGAACAGCTTGAAGCGGAGCTATCTTTAGTCAAAGATAGGCTAAGATTAGATCAAAATAGTTTTGAACTTAAACAAAAACAACTTGATTTAGAAATCAAAATCTCAGAACTAGAAGCTAATAATTTAGCAAAAAACATAAGTTTATTGCAGCAACAAATTGCATTAGCACAACAAAACAATCAAAGCTATTCGCAACTTCAGCAACAACTTGATGCTACAAATGAAGACCTTAGAGAACAAATTGAATATATTGATGAATTAACAAATAGTCAAAAACAATTAACAGAAGCACAAAAAGCAGCACAAGCAGTACAACAAGCATCTCAAGAACAAGCTAAAAAATTGTTAGACCTTCTTGGACTTAAAGGAATTGATAAGAACACTTTAGCATATCAATTCTTTTCTAACCCAGAGGATCTTTTTGAAAACATTGGCAAACAAGTTGAAAAAGCTGGTGGTTTAATTGGAATTGTTACATCAAAGTTATTATCTCTTTCTGTACAAGCAGCACAAGCTATAGCCAGAATATCAGTAGAACAATCGCTGTTAGCAGATAGATCGGTTGCTTCTCTTGCTGCTGCAACAGCAGCTAATCAGCAATACTTAATGTCTGTCTATGACGTTGGTCGTGGAAATACAGCATTAGGTATTGGCTTTGAACAAGCAAGCAAAGCAACAGCACAACTTTACGAAGGATTAAACACTTTTTCCGCACTTAATACAAGTACAAGAAATAGTCTTGTTGCAACAGCCGCAAGCTTGGAAAGACTTGGTATTTCTGGTGAACAAACCGCACAAAGTATAGCCTCGTTATCTTTTATAATGGGCATATCCGAACTTCAAGCCGCAGATACATTAAAAACAATTGCTGCAATGGGACCAGCTATGGGCGTTACAGCGAAAAGGATGGTTTCTGATTTCTTGCAAGTAAAAGATCAACTTTCTGTTTTTGGTAGTGAAATGGATGATACATTTATCAGACTCCAAGCACAATCAAAAGCAACAAATGTTGCAGTTGGTGATTTATTGAATCTTACAAATAAATTTGATACTTTTGAAGGTGCAGCAACGCAAGTTGCAAAATTAAATGCTATTCTTGGTGGTCCATTTCTTAGCTCAATGGCAATGATTGAAAATGTAGATCCAACAGATAGAATCAATATGTTGAGAGAAGCGGTTAATAATTCTGCTATTTCTTTTGAACAAATGAGCTATTATGAAAGGAAAGCAATTACAGAAGCAGGCGGGTTTAAATCTGTTGAAGAGGCACAAAGAGTTTTAAGTATGTCTGCTGGGCAATACTCAAAAGAATTAGAAGAACAAACCGCAAGACGAGAAGAGTTGGATGCTGCAATTCAAAAATCAATACCAATTCAAGAAAAATTATCTCTTATAATGGCAAACTTTGCAATTATTATGGAGCCTGTAATAACTGGAATAAGTGATTTTTTATCAGCAATTTTAGAAATGCAAGATAGTATGTCCATTGCTGAATTTGTTGTTGGTGCAATTATTATTACTCTTGCTGCATTTGTAGTTGCTGTAGGTTTTGCTGCGCTTGCTGTTAAAATATTCGGTTTGATAATGGGAGCTTCTGCACCCGCAGTAGTAGCAGGTTCAACAGCTATATCCGGTGGATTAACAGCAATTGGAACAGCAGCCGCCAGTATAACCGCATCAATACCCGTTCTTCTATCTCTTGCCGTTGTATTTATAGCAATAGCAGCAGCAGCTTATTTTGTTGGAGAAGCAATATATAAAACTTTTTATGGTTTAGCTGCTCTTATAGCTGAAGGTGTAAAAGCACCAGAAGTATTTATAAATTTGGCAGCAGCAATCGGAGTATTGGCTCTCGCGATTTATGCACTATCAAATCCTCTTGCTATTTTGGGTGCTCTTACACTAACTGCAACTTTGTATGGTATTGCTGACGCAGTTAATTCCATTGAAACAGATAAAATCTTTAATTTTAAAGTTATGATGGAAAAAATTGTAGAAGTTGTAGAACCAGATTCAATAAGTAATTTTGAAAAGTTTGCTGAAAAATTTGATTTAGTAACAAAAGCAACAAACGAAGTAAATGTAAACAACACACAAGTATTATCTCAAATGCTAACAGCAACACAGAGTATACCACAAAGCTTAAAAGTTAACAATAATCAAACAATAGTTGTTAAGATTGGTGATAGACAATTCAAGGGTGTTGTTGAGAAAGTGATTGATAGTGCCTATGCAGACCCCAACACTTATAGTCAAGGATAAATAAATGGAACAATACCCAGAAACATTTTCCGGAATTATTAAAAATACTAATGAATTATTTAAAATTTATAGTGTTACACACGATGTTGTTTTTTACTTTGTTCCATACGATTTTAAGATGAAAGAAAATTTTAATATTAGTTGGAATCAACAAAGTGTAATTGGTCGTATGGACCCTATAGCAACTTTTAAAAATATGGGAAGAAATTTAACAATATCCTTCCAAGCAAGACAAAAACTTCAAGATACAAGAACTAAATTAAGCTTTACGCCAGACGAATTATTACACTCCATTGATCACTTAAAGAAATGTTTGTATCCAAAATATGAAAGTTCAACTGAAGCTATGACTTCTCCTCCTTTGTTTAGATTACAATATAAAAATTTAATCAATGCTGGAGAAAAACAATTTGGTATTGAGGCAACTAATGGTGTTCTTGGATACATGACAGCTTTTGCTGCTGATTTTGTAACAGAACCAAATAGCATTTATCATCGTGGTAATTTGGCATATCCAAAAGTGTTTGATATTAATTTCACGTTTTCCGTATTAAACGAGGAACTTGTTGAAACACAAAACGTAGGAATAACCAATCAAGAATTCTTTTATCAATATGGACATAAACATGCAACTCACGTAGGTATTAATGTTGAACCAGTTATTCCTGTTGATTCTAAAGAGCCTGCTGCAACTGCAACAACACCCGGCGCAGCAACAACAACTCCATCTAGCACAGCAACTACTACCACCGCTGCACCAACGGCAGCAACTAACGGTACAGGAACAAGTGGTACTTTTGATGCTATAAAAAATACTATTTTAAAGTTTGTGAGGTAACGAATGTCAAGATACTTAACATTAAACAAAAAAACAACAAGTATACAAACTACAGATTCAATGTACGATGTTATCAATAAACGCAATGTTGAACAAGTAACACACTATGTTACAAAGCAACTTAACAAGATAACAGCAGAGGACATTAACGACTTAAATATAACTGCTCATATTTGGCACTCAACAGACAAATATTGGAAGTTATCTTCTACATATTATGGTGATCCACAATATTGGTACATAATTGCTTGGTTTAATAACAAACCAGTTGAATCAATGAACAATATTGGAGATCAAATTTTAATTCCTCAACCATTAGATAGAATACTAGAGTTGTACTAATATGCCTTCTTCGACTCCCAATCAACCAAATGATCTTATAAAGTTTGATCCTCAAACATATTTGCTTTCTTATTTTGAAGAATTAACACAGAAATATAGCAATGATTACGAATACAAAAATGTTTACGCATTATCTACTGACTCAAAAGATAGCTTTCCAAAAACAATGGCTGTTTTGCAAAATAGAGCAGGATCAAATTCTTTTATTCAATTACCAACAAGAAAATACAATGCTCTTGTTCCAAGAATAAGATTATATAGAGTAACGTATAACGATCAATACGAAGTTAAAAGCCAAAAAGAATTTGTTTTTAAAAAAGATAGTTCTTACAAAATTACCGATCCTATTTCAAAAAACAATTGTGGTATAAAAAGCATGAGTTGGAAGCTAGCGGGCACTAATCCTGTAACGGCTGAAAAACAAGTAGAGGTACAAATTGAATTTTATTTTGATTCAATTAATGCTTTTTCGGGTGGTAATTATACATTAATGGCTAGCGCATATCAATCTGGTGGAGACTTGGATGGTACAAGCTTTAATTTTTGTGATTCAGAAAAAACAACTAAAAACTATTGGTCCTTAATCTTTCATCCACAAACTAAAAAGAGTGTTTATAATACATTTGATTTTAGAATAAAAGCATATGTTGGCTGGGAAGACATTGACTTTGATATTGTTAAAAGTTTAGGTTTTACTGCATTACAATTAGAGGATATAAAAAAGCTAAATTATGGTTTTTTCTTAAATTTAATTAAACATGAATTTAAATTTAATGAAGATGGAAGTTTGGGATTAACAGCAAATTATATTGCTTCTTTTGAAAGTTCAACTTTTAATCAAAACTTTGATCTTCTCGGAAATATGAAAGAAAGAATTGAAGCATTAAAATCCAGAACAATTGGAAGACTTGAACTTGGTCAAGGTACCACAAATTCAGATTTAGATAAAGCAGTAACTGAATTAAACCAACTTGGTCTTGGCGTTACTAAAGAACAATTAACTAACGCAACTCCACAAGACATAGAACAATTAAATGCAAAATTGAGAATTGTTCAAGAAATTTCTAGTGATCCAGCAAAAAAACAACAATATTTAAGTTGTAACGCTGTTCAAACTGATCCAAGTTTAAAGAGCATTATTGAAAACATTAGCTCAAGCAATGTCAGCACTTCTGCTGCTACAGCAGCATTAAACCAATTAAGCTCAAATGCGTTGAATCAAGCAACAGCAATTGTAAAAAATAGATTTTATAGCAGTCTGATAGACAAAATATTTAATGCAGCAAATTCTTCAGTTTTTTCAGTATTTACGGAGCCTACTGATATTCAAAATTGGAATTCTTGGGCACAAGGAATTGGTACAAAACCACCACTTGTTACAACAAAACCTGCCGGTGCAGGTGGAACCGGTACTCCTCCCCCACCAACTCCCACTACAACTCCACCACCCCCAACAACAGGTGGTGCAGATTTGCAACAATTAGCTAACAATACTTTAGAAGCATATACACAACAAGTGAAACAAATTCAATTCACAACAATTGGTCATATAATAGATGCCGCTTTTGCAGTAATAGAGGAAAATATAACTCAAAATAGTTCAATAGTTTTACTTACAACAGCAGGACTATTAAATGAACTAAATAGAATAAAAATTATGTTAAGTAATTTATCAAATGAATTTAGAGTTTTTAATATTGGTGGTGGTTCAAATTCTTTAAATCAAGCAAATATGGCATATATTCCAGTTGATATGTTTTTTTTAAAAGCATTTTTGATTGAAAAATTAGTCAAACAACAAAGAGATTCTTATCCTTTATTTTTATTTTTAAAAGATGTTGTTTCATCTTTAATAATTAATGCATTAAATATTAAAAATATATATAAAGAAGATACAACAAAATTTACCAATGCATCATTAGCAAGTGCAATTTTATATTTTAATGGTGATTTGGGAGATTTTAAAAGTGGTAATAACAAAATAGAAGCTTCAAAATTAACTCAAAATACTTTAGATAACTATTATTTAAAATATAGTAACAGAAATAAAGACAAATTTGTTGGTCATTTTTTAATTTATGATAAATATATGAAAGATTTTGTTCCACCACAAGGAAACGCAAATAGCATTAGAAGACAAAATGAGCAAAATGGTATTTATCATTTTACATTTGGTCAAGATTATGGATTGGTAAAATCAATTAATTTTAGCAGAATTGATATATCATATACAAAAGAAGCAAAAGCAACAGGAACAAAGACATTTTATCTTGGACAATTTAGAGATATCTACAATGCTGATATTACAATGGTAGGAAACAATTTTTATACACCCGGTATGTTATTGTATATCAAACCATCAATTGAAACAAGTATTGTTACAAGTGGAGTAGCACCAAATTTTTCTCAAATTACTGGTATTGGAGGATATTATCAAGTTCTTGAAGTTGAGTCTTCTATCTCTGAAGATGGATACGAGACAAAGCTGAAAACCATCTGGCAAACAGATGGATTTGAGTTTAATTCTGAAACAACAGATCAAGACGAATGTAGCAGGGCGTTAGCTAATGCAGGATTTGGACCAACTGCTGGTGGTATTCAAATTGATTTGTCTGAATTAGATAAAGCAACTAAAAATTCACAAATTCAAGCAATAGAGGCTCAAATTGCCGAAGTTCAGAAGCAAATTAGCGATATCAGTAGAAGCCCCGCCGGGGCAACTAGCTCCGAGACTAGAATTAGAGGCTTAACCGAACGACTAACAAAACTTAATGAAGAATTAAATAATTTAAAACAACTATAAACAGGAAAACCATAAATGGCTAATAACCAAACCAAAACATCAGTCTTATACCCTCAAAGACTATATTACAAATATAATTTTTTCAATGATGTTGAGAACAAAATTGATTTTTGGTCACAAAGAAAATACTATGGTTTATTAGATCACAATGGAACACCTGTTTATTTGAATAAACAATTCTTAAAAACCATATCAATGCCTTCTACTACAAATACTTCTGTAAGACAAACAACAATTAACTTCGTTTCAGATTCATTTAAGCAAATGATAACGGATCTTAAAACAGCAGAACCTTATTTGAATTTACCAAAATCAAACTATAACCCTTTAAACATAAAAAAGTCTACTTTGTTATTTGAAACAGAATACAAAAACTATATGACAAATTTATTAAATATTTTCTATAGTGGAATTAAAACAGAGTATGATTCAAGCGTGATATCTTTTAAAGACTTCTTGAAATTATTTATTAACTATATGGTAGACTCAGAGAGATATGTAATAACACAATCTGCATTTTTGACAAGTTATTATTCCTCTCCTTTATTAACTGGACTTGTCATCGAATTCAGCGATAAGCCACACGATGATGACTCAATAAAGATTAATAATTTTATTTATGATCCGAACTTTACATTTTTTTGTGATACTATGGGCAAGTATAGTTTTATGGTTGACAAAAATGCACCTTGGAGAGTAGTATATAATCTTGGAACAGAATTTGCCAAAGAAAAAATGAGTGCTTATGGAATTACAAGTTTGGAAGATATGTTTTCAAAGTATTATGTTTATCCACACTTAACAGAATATGAAGAAATCAAAAAACAATTAATTAAGTTTTATTTAAAAAATACAAAAGAACAAATTACCAAAAGCACATACTGCTCTGTAAAAAAAGCTCTAACTTTTGAAGTTATACAAACAAAACGTGATACAGATATGGACGAAGTATTCTGGATTCAGTTGTATTATTACATACGCTGCAAGGAAGAAAAGATTGAAATGCATCAATCTCAATTTAACAAAAACTTGTCTAGAATAACTACAATGTATAATAGTTTAGGAAAAACTTATACATTAGAGTGGATTTTAAGCGAAACAAAAAAGTTTATTGATGGTGGAACGAATCCGAGTTACATACAATATCGTACAATTTCAAAACGGAAATTGGACAACACAACGCCATACAGCTTTGTTTTATAAGAAGGAAAAATGATTTTTGAAGTAATCGACAATAAATATGATTGCTTTGGCTATTTCTTTAACGGATATATTTCCCACAACCCACCAGAAGAAAAAGAACAACATTTTTGTTGGACTTATAATCCAGTTTTAGATAATTATTGTAATGTGGAATATGTTTCATTGTATTGTGGTGGCAAGACAATTAGTGAAGTATGTCCAGAACATTTACAAGAAGATTGGAAATACTTAAATGATAAGTTTAAAGCTTTCTTCCGATCATTTTTTCTTGCTAAGATTAACTTGGAAGAGAACTGCTATTATGATATGGTGCCGTTGTCCTTCTTGGTTGATTACTTTTCTGTAAAAACCAAGATTATCGAATATGTTGTCAAAACTTATAAAAAGCCAAGTAACTACGAACATCTTTTAGAAGTTATGAAGGTTTGCAATAAAATTGCAAATCAAAAACTTAACGTTGATACTTCTGTTCTGGATCTAAAAATTGCAAATCCCGTAGTTAAAAAAGCTAAAGTTAAATACAGCAATCTTTCACCATATATCAAGTACGATATCTTTGGAACAAAGACGGGCAGACTTTCAACCATTTCCCGTTCTTTTCCAATTCATCAACTTGATAAGGACTTTCGTAATGTTATAAAACCAACTAATGATTGGTTTTTGGAGTTGGACTTTAATGGAGCAGAATTGAGGACGTTCCTTGCGCTTGCAGGAAAGCCTCAACCAAATATTGATATTCATGATTGGAACGTAGAGAATATTTTTGATGGTAAGTATGATAGAGAAGAGAGTAAAAAGAAGATTTTTGCATGGCTATATGGTGAAACAGAAAACAAGAAAGCAGAAGAGATATACAACAAAGAACAAGTTAGAAACAAGTATTGGGATGGGACAAAGGTAACAACATATTGGGGTAGAGAGATAGAAGCAGATAAACACCACTCACTTTCGTATATTGTTCAATCTACGTTTGCTGATTTGGTACTTAAACAGATGGTAAAAGTCTGTAAACTCTTGGAGGGATATAAGTCTTTCATTTCATTTACGATTCATGACAACATTATTGTGGATTTAGCAGACGATGAAAAGCATCTTTTGCCACAAATTGTCGAAGTGTTTTCAGATACAGACCTTGGAAAGTTCCTTGTCAACTTGAAAGCAGGTCCGAATTTTGGTGAAATGAAGAAAATTAACTATAAACAGACTATTTAGGCTATAAGGGAATATTAAGATGGAACAAATTGCTCAAATGATGATTGAAATGGAGCAACAACTTCGTATATGGCATTGGCAAACAAAGCTATATTCAAGACACCAAGCATATGGTATAACATATAGCAAACTTGGTGACTTAATTGATTCATTTATGGAAGTTTATATGGGCAAATACGATAGAGTATCAGCACCAGCTTCTATTCAACTTGAAGATTTGGGCGAAAACGTAGAGCAAAAGCTTGAACAATACACACAATTTTTAATTGGATTAAGCCAACAAATGGATAGTGCAGATTCTGATCTTCTTAATATCCGTGATGAAATGCTTGCTCTTATAAACAAACTTAAATACCTTCTTACACTTAAATAAAAAAATGAATAAAGAGAAACAAATATTACAAGAGTGTAAAAACCTTATCGAACAAAACGAGCCTTTTCAGAAAAAGATGAAGGCTAAACATAGTCGTATGAAAAAGAGAGTTATTGGTCATGGAGGACAAGCAAATACTCCTCCATTTTCTGAAAAGCCTTCGATGGAACGCTCAAAGTCTGCACCACCTATGGGCGAAGCAAAAGAAGAGCTTCGTGGTGGAAAAGCAGATAACAGACCAGATTCTGATTTTGATGCAGAACAACTTAAAAATGGTATAAAGCAAGAATTAGAACACACAAACAATAAAAAGCTTGCTAAAGAAATAGCAAAAGATCATTTATCAGAAGATCCAAAATATTATTCTAAACTTAAAAAAGCAAAAATTGATGAAGCATTAAGTGATTTCTTTGGGTTTATGACAACTAAAGCCAAACAACAACCAAAGAAAACAGAATATAAATACGAAGAAGGCAAAGACTACAATCACGTTTTTCGTAATATTTATGTAGGTGCTGCACCAATAAGTGGTGGTAAAATAATTGATAGTGCTTTGCAAACTTTTGACTTAATTATCGTTATGTCAAAACAAGTTGCAGACCTTGTTGAAAGAAATGAAATACCAAAAAATGTCATAATAAAATATGCAATTGAAGATACAATAAACCCAACACCAGAAGAAAAGGTAAAACTTAAACAAGCTGGAAAGTATGGGGAGCAATTCATTAAAAACAATCCAAAATCTAAAGTTCTATATACCTGCTCACAAGGTCTTAACAGATCGGCAGCAGCAGCTTGTATTACCATGTTGGAACTTGGCATTTCTCCAGAAGAAGCAATCAATAAGGTAGAAGCAGCAAGAGGTCCAAAAACTTTAACGTTAAGTGGTCCTCCGCAAGAACATGCAGGATTTGTTCCTGTGATTAAAGGTGAAGATAAAAAATAACTTGACCCTTTTTGTTTATATGTTATAATGTGTATGGATGATGGAGATTGTGTGGAAAGAGATCCAAAAGACACTAATGAGTCTGTAGTTGTTGTTGTGATTAAAGACAACAAAGTCTTAATTGTTCAACGATCAAAAACAGATTATTGGATGCCTTTGCATTGGAGTCTTCCCGGTGGTCATATTATGATTGGTGAAACACCATATCATGCTGCCAAACGTGAACTACAAGAAGAAGTTTCTTTAGTAGCAAAGACAATTAGTTATGTTGGAACAAGAAAGTCATACGACAATCATAAGATGTATGTTTATGCTTGTGACGATTTTGGTGGTGATGTTAAACTAAACTTTGAGCACTCTGATTATAAATGGGTTTCAATTGATGAAGTTGACGATTACAAATGCACACCAAAACTTAAACAAATTATTGCAGATGCTTTGCAAATACCACTAGGTTATTATTAATGAATATTCTTGGTATTGGGAAAATAGGTTCTGCAATTGCAGAAAAGTTTAAATCTTATCCGCAATATTCTGTTTTTAAGATTTCATCTGATTTAAAAACAGAGAAGAACAACTTCTTCCTTGAAGAATATTCTAATCCAGAACAATACGATAACAATCCAATAAATCCCAATTTTAACATTAATGATGAACTAGATGTTATCTTGTGCGGTGAAGAACTTATGTGTGCTTCGACGCTAAGAATACTTGAAAATTATAAAAGTTGTTCAATTAGAATCTTTTATATTAAACCATCTTCTAAGTTTCTTGCTGAAACGCAAAAGATGACTGACAAAGTTGTGTATAATGTACTACAAGAATATACACGTTCTAAAAAACTAGAGTCGTTTTTTATTCTTGAATATGATACACTTGTTAAAACGATAGGTAAAGTTCCTCTTACAAAAGTAAAAGATGAATTATATACTTATATTTGTTCCACTATTCATATGATTAATTTTCTTGATAATAACGAACCTGTTATGTCAAATTATCAAGATACTCCAGTTACATATTGCATTAACACTATTGGCATTATGGACTTCAAGACAAGCGAAGAAAATAAGTTCTTTCTTCTTGACAACGTGAGAGAAAAGAGATATTATTATTGTATCAACGACAAGCAGTTAAACACCGATGGAGAATTATTTGACACCATAAATAATCAAATTGACTCTAAAATTGAAGAAAATTGTAATATTATGTTTGGCGTATATTCGTCCAATTACAATGAAAATTATTGTTATGTAGTTTATAAATCCCCTTATATTCAAAAGTAGGTATTATGGAAACAGCATACAAAATTACCTTCACTAAGAAGGATGGTTCGTTGCGTACTATGGTCTTTTGCGAAGTTAAAGATTTGCCAACGGAACTAATTAATAGTAGAATTAAAAACTCTGGTGTTAGTCGTGTACTACAAGATGGTAATCGTGTAGTATATGATTTGGAGGCAAGAGATTTTCGTATTATTAACGAAAAGACGATGATTGGACAAATCGAAACAATCTCTCTTGACTCTGTATTTGAAAGTGGTTATGTTTTTTAGTGGCGGGATAGGAGATTTGCTATTCCGTTCTTATTATAAAGGAGTATAATTATGGGACTTGATCTTGCAAAAATGAAAGCTAAACTTGATTCACTCAACAACAAAGGTGGTGGTTCAAGTACAAATATGTGGAAGCCCGAAGCAGGGCAGCACTCAATCCGCATTGTTCCAACAGAAGATGGTGATCCATTTAAGGAAATGTGGTTCCATTATGGAGTAGGAAATCAAAACTTCCTATGTCCAAAAAAGAATCACAACGAGTCTTGTCCCGTTTGTGAATTTGCATCACAACTCTGGCGTGACGGAACTGCAAATGAGGACAAGGAAAGCCAAAAGATGGCAAAAGACCTTTTCCCTCGTCAACGTTTTATGTCACCAATTATTGTACGTGGTGACGAAGCAAAGGGTGTTCAAGTTTGGTCTTATGGCAAACGTGCGTATGAAACTCTTATTCAACTTGTTCTAAATCCAGATTACGGAGATATTACTGATCCAGAAACTGGTTTTGACCTTGTAATTGATTATACCAAACCAACAACTCCCGGTGCTTTCCCAGAGACTAAGATTACTCCTCGTCGTAAGGAGTCTCCACTCTGCGATCCTGCATATGGTGGTCCTGCAAAATGCAAGGAACTTCTTGATACAATTCCAGATTTTACTACGCTTTATAAACGTGTAAATTCTAGCGAAGTTCAGAAGATTCTTGATAGTGCCCTTGCATCCGATGAAAGTGCAGAAACATCATCCCGTGAAATTGTAAAGGGTGGTGGTAAGAAGACTGCATCATCATCTGTAGATGAAGCGTTTGAACAATTTAACGCAAAGTAATAGTTGACAATCAATAAAGACGGGTATATCTTTATGGTATGCCCGTCTTTTTCTTTATGAGGAATATTTTATGGCAAAGAAGACAACTACCACCAAAAATGGTAAATTATCAATCGCAGAACTCAAAGACTTAATTAATAAAAAAGCTGGAAATGAAGTAGCTTTCAATCTTATTGACGATAATCCTACCGATGTAGCAGAGTGGATTCCAACAGGTTCACGTTGGTTAGATTCCATTATTTGTAAAGGAAAAATGGCTGGTATTCCAGTAGGAAAGATTACAGAAATTGCTGGTCTTTCTGCATCTGGTAAATCATATATGGCTGCACAAGTAGCAGCAAATGCCCAAAAATTAGGAATCGATGTTATTTACTTTGATTCAGAATCTGCTCTTGACTCTGAATTTCTTGAAAAAGCAGGATGTAATGTAGAAAATATTCTGTATGTTCAAGCACAATCTGTTGAGTTTGTTCTTGAAACAATAGAAGAGTTGTTGGGAGCAAATAACAACAAAATGTTGTTCATTTGGGATTCCCTTGCTCTTACGCCAGCAAATGCAGACCTTGAAGGAGACTTCAATCCTCAATCTACAATGGCTCAAAAGCCACGTATTCTTTCTAAAGGTATGTCTAAACTTGTTCAGCCAATCGCAAATAAGCAATCCACTTTGTTAGTATTAAATCAGCTTAAAACGAACATCACTAGCACGCCCGCAGAAGCCCTTGTAGAGCCTTATTTTACTCCGGGTGGCAAAGCTCTACCCTATGCCTACTCGTTGCGTATATGGCTTACTGGACGCAAATCTAAGGCATCCTATGTTGTAGATGATAATGGATATCGCCTAGGTTCTGAGGTTAAGGTAAAGCTTAAAAAGTCTCGTTTTGGTACGGAAGGTCGTGAGTGTACTTTTAAGATCCTATGGGGTGGTGAAGATATCGCTATTCAAGATGAAGAATCATGGTTTGAGGCTGTTAAAATTTCACCATATTTTGAACAAACAGGTGCGTGGTATTCTCTTGTTTATGCTGATGGAACAAAAGAAAAGTTCCAAGCAGCAAATTGGATTGATAAGTTACAAAATGATAAATTTAAGAAACGTGTTCTTGAACTGATGGATAAAGAATTGATTTATAACTTTGAGACAAAAGAAGGACACGCATCAAAATATTACAATATTGATGGTGAAGAAGAATCAATGATTGAAGATGCAGAAAGTGCAAAATAAATTAAATATTTTCTAATGATGAAAGTCTAATTATTATTGGAGGAACCAATATGTTTTACTTACTTCTGTCTCTTTTGATAAATACTGCCGATGCACATCCATCTAGCCGTGGGCATCATCATCCACCACCCGCTAACTATCGTAATAGACCACCACCAGCAGCATCTTACCACTCCCACAGACCTCCTCCTCGTCCTTATGCTCCTGTAGCAAGAATCGGTTTTAGATTTATTTGGAACGGATTTGTTTGGATGGAAGTACCTGTTCATTACTCACGTATTGTATGGGTTCCCGGTCACTATGATAGATGGGGTTATTGGGTTCCCGGTCATTATCGTTCTGTATAAAGTCATACACTAAAATCCTTGCAATCACCTATTGGGCATGGTATATTATCTATGTTCAATAGGTGATTGTCTTTATGGAGTCTGACCCGAAGTTGTCCCACAAGAAGCGTAGGTATATTGAGCTTGCTATGCGTGTTGCAGAGCAGTCTGATTTTAAGGAGTATCGCCACGGAGCAGTTCTTGTTCGTGGTGGTTCTGTCATTAATACGTCTTGCAATAAGAACAAGTATCGTTCTTGGGGCAATCGTTTTCGTAAGAGGCAGATTGGTCATGCAACGCATCATGCGGAGCTTGGCTGTGTTCTTGGACTTGATCGTTCTATTACCGAGGGTGCAACGATGTATGTTGTCCGTATCGGTAAGTCTGGTGTTCTTCGTAACTCTAAGCCTTGCCCAATGTGCGAGGCAGCACTTGTTTATGTCGGTATTAAGAAGGTAGTTTATTCTGACGAAAATGGAAATATTCAGTCTATGAGAGTTCTTTGATGCGAAAGTTTAAGAATTATTACGAAGAAAATTATCATAACTATAAAGAGCCTTGGGAAGAAGCTAAGGAAGGTTGTTGGATTGTTATAAAAAAGGACGGAGTTACTTCAACGAGAAAGATTGAAGAAGCTGACTATCCTCAACTTGAATTTGCGCTTGCAAAATGTTATGATATTGTAGTGAAAAGAATTATTGATTTTATGAATAATAAAAATCATTACTTTTCACCATCAGACCTCGCACTTGATACAATTAATGGTTTGAGAAAACTTGCAATTGAACAAAATGTTTGCTATACTAATAATACAAAAGGAGATTAGTTTTTAAAATGTCAAAAGTATTTCTTGTTCTTGACCTAAATGACACCAATTCATTTACTAATGACGTAAATGTTGTTGGTGTTTATTCTTCAATGCTTAACGCAGGTAAGGCAAAGCAACGAGCAATGGCTAAAGCAATTGAAGAGGGTATCGAAGATCACTCGTCAATTGGATTTTTTGAGAAAAACCTTGTTATCAAGGAGGTTGTTCTGGATCAAATTGCATGACATATAAAGAACTTTTTGTAAAATACCCCAAACTCTACTCTAAGCTTTCATATTTTGAGTGTGATATTGGATGGTTCTCTCTTATTGATGAACTATCAAAAAATATTGAAGCAATAAACGAAAAATATAGTAATTCAGAACACATGATTACGGCTGCTCAAGTAAAAGAAAAGTTTGGTGGCCTTCGTTTTTATGTAGATTCGTATGGTATTTCTAACGAAGATTATGAAACTTGTACAAAACTAATTTCTGAAGCAGAAAATCTATCATATACTATATGTGAAATGTGTGGTACTACCCCAGCTAGTGTAACGAAGACAAGATGGATTAGGACTCTATGCGATAAATGTCGGTAAATTTTAAGATCGGTGAAATTGTAAAAGTCAACAAATGGAGTTCGTCGTTTTATCCATTTGAGGTTTATGATCCATCTAATATGACGTTCCCCAAGCAACATCGCTTGTTTGGGGAATTTTCATTTTTAGGCATTATTATTGATATACTTGATGATATGTGTCATATTTGGGTTGTAAATTTGGAAAAAACATATTATATTTACAATAAGGATATTGAAAAATGCCAAGACTAATGGTTGTTGATGGAAATAACCAATACTTAAGAGCTTATATTGTTAATCCTACATTGTCACCAAATGGACAACCTATTGGTGGTGTTGTTGGTATGATTAAGATTTTACAAAAACTATGCAAAGAAATTAACCCAGACCAAATTATTATTTGTTGGGATGGTGAAGGTGGTTCATCAAAACGCAAATCGATGAACAAAAACTATAAAGAAGGCAGAAGCCCAATTCGACTTAATCGTGATGTTCGTAATCTCACGGAAAACGAAGAATTAGCCAATAAAATTTGGCAACAAACAAGGTTAGCAGAATATTTTAATCAACTTCCAGTTATTCAGTTTCTTTATCCCAATATCGAAGCTGATGATATCATTTCGTATGCAGTAAAACATCCACATTACAAAGATTGGCAAAAGGTCATTGTTTCATCTGATAAAGATTTTATTCAACTTATTGATGATAAAACTATTCTATTTAGACCCATACAAGAAGAAATATTAAATGTTAAAAAAGTGCTTGAAGAATATTCTATTCATCCTAATAATTTTGCTCTTGCTCGTTCTATATCCGGTGATTCATCTGATAATATCGAAGGCATTAAAGGTATAGGACTTGCAACAATTGCAAAACGTTTTCCTATTTTGATGGAAAATAAAAGTTATTTTATCGATGATCTAACTAACTATTCAGTAGATAAGCAAGGTTCTGTATATGAAAAGATTTGTGGTAACGTAGAGCTTATTAAAGATAATTATAATATTATGCAGCTATCTTCCCCACAAATTTCTATTCAAACTAAAAATCAAATTAATAATATTATTAAAGATTTTGAACCAGAATTCAATCAAACGGAATTTAAAAAAATGTCTATTCAAGATGGGTTTGGTATGGTTGACTTTTCATCCCTTTTTTCTGTAATGAAAAAGTTTGTGTTTAACAAATGATTAATTTATTAATTGGTTTATTTTTTCTTCTGATTGCCCAAATCATTACTTGGTATGGTACAAATGGACAATTTTTGTGGGATTGGTTTAAGCAACATACCTTGCTAGCATCTATTTTGTTTGGTACAACAAGTTGTTACTTTTTTATATTAGCAACAAAATATTGTTGTTTGTACTTTGACAATAATGTATGGCCTGTAAGAATTTTGTCTTTTTGTGTTGGAATCGTTAGTTTTGCTGTTTTAAGTTCTATTATAACAAACGAACATTTAACACCAAAAACTATTGTTTGTTTATTGCTTTCTTTTATTATCATGATGATTCAAATTCTGTGGAAGTAGACTATTTATATTCATGAAATACGACTTATTACTTGAAAACTGGAATAAGTTTTTGCAGAACAACGAAAAAAGTGTTGTTCTAATTGACGAGCAAACGCAGACCCTAACTCCTGCTCAATTTGCAGCAAATATTGTAAATGTAGCAAAAAGCCCAGTTTCAAAAGCAGGCGCTGAACAGGAAACTAAAAAAATAGTATCCGATCCAAACAACACCAAACAACTTGGTGAGCTAATAAGAAATAATAACTTTTTTGGTGCTATTAAGTTTTTTGCACAAATCCTAAAAGGTGACGATGCAATTGAGTTAGCGAAAGTTGTAAATCTTTTATATCCTGCAAGCAAACAACCACTTAAAGGCCAAGTCTCCGAGGAACAAGTAAATCCAATTACATTTGCTTCTTCTGCTGCTCAAAGAGCATTAGTCAACATAGGCAATGGCGATTTAAAAGCAGGATTAAACAAATTTACAGGTTATAGCGCGTTTATTGTTTTAGCTGGTATGATTTTAACCAATCTTATGGTTGCATGGCAAAATAAAGATACATCATCTGCCAGAGATGCACTAGAACTAATTCCACACTTAAAAAACTCTCTTTCTCTATCAAAGTCTGGTGATTTATTAAATTTCTTAACAGATACTTCATCTACTTTGACTACAGAATCCAAAAAAAAGAAAAAAGGTGATAGATGCACAAGAATAGCCAAACGCAAGTATAAAGTTTGGCCTTCTGCCTATGCCTCTGGTGCTGTTGTAAAATGCCGACAAGGTAAGATTTGGAAAGGTATATCAGAAGATATGTCTGATGAACAAATCGATGATGCTTTGTTGCTTGAAGCTCTACAGGATATAGAACTTATTCAAGAAGAGTGGTCTGAAAAATATAAACGCTCAATTAACTGCAAGAATCCAAAAGGCTTTTCTCAACGTGCTCATTGCCAAGGGCGTAAAAAAAAACTAAATGAAATAGCAGTATATCACGGATCAGCACAAGACTTTGATACTTTCAATCCAGAAAAAGCCCGTGAATTCGGTTTTCATTTTGGAACATTAGAAAGTGCAAAACATAGAAATCCAGCGTTTGTTAAACAATACGAGATTGATATTAACAATCCATTAGAACTTGATGATGTTGGATTTTGGGAACCTGCTTCAATATTGGAGAACATGGTTGCCAATGGATATATTGAAAAAGCACAACAGCAAGATTTGTTACAACAAATAAATTCACAAGCTATTAAAAATGCTAAAGCTTCTGGAACTTCTTTGAGATATGAAAAGAACGAAATATTAAAATCAAAACTTGAAGAAATGAACTATGATGGTATAATTTATGAAAATCGTGGTGAATCTGGCGATACTGCTTATATTGTATTCAGACCAGAACAAGCACAATTGATTCAAACTTTGGAAGAAGCAAAAAAGAAAAGAGCATACAAGCCAAACTTTTCAAGAGAAAAGAAGCAAGGACTTCACGGATGGTTTGCAAGAAATAAAGGCAAAGGCTGGATAAATTGCAGAACTGGTGGTCCATGTGGCAGAAGCGACGCAGATAGCGGTGGTAAATATCCAGCTTGTAGACCAACAAAAGCGCAATGCAAGTCTGCTGGAAAGGGACCATTAAGAAAGAAAAAATCATCCAAGCCCATATCTTGGACAAAGAAAAAGAAAAAGGAAGACTAAAAAATGAGCGATTATTCATCTTTTAAACAACAACAACTATTAACTGAAAATTGGCGTAATTATCTTGAAGAAGAACAAACAGAATACGATGACGCTCATTTAGATGATGGTACTCTTGTATGTGCTGCTTGTTTAGAGGAATTGTTAGAAGGTCAAACTATAACTATTCAAGAAGCAAAATATCAAGGTCGTTCTGTAACTCT